TGACGCTCAAATGCGCTCCAATCTACTTTCCAATGGCCGAACTAGTGACACGAGTAGTGTCCCAAATTCGACGACCAGGTTTCGATGATTTCTGGGTAGCTGCGGATTTAATTACTTTTCAGAACATTACTATAAATTTGATCTCGCTAAGGCGGATCGAAGGTCTGGTTAAAGACCCAGACACCCTAGTAAGGAAATTTGTAGACATTCCTAATGCACTTATTTCCTGCTGGAGGTTTAGAATTTTTCTAAAACTCTCTCACTCCAGTATTACCTTCTTCAGGTCGGCGAGTTCTTGCTTAATTACAGAATACTTATATTGTTTATTCTGTAATTCTGATTGCATTAGGTCAAGGAGTCCTAATCAATCCTCTATTGGTCCGGTAACAATCCGGTTACCATAGATTTCTTCATCTCACTCTATCGGCAGACCTAGCTTCAAGGATCGCTTAACTAACATTAAGTTATGCGCCTGGCTAGCGTAACGACCAAGTTCTTTCATACGAGATTCTAAGGAGTTAAAGATATGCTCTTTCATAGATTGTAATAATCTACGAGAGTTGACACATCTCAACATTTTTCATCCTTGTAAGGAGAAAAATTGTTCCCAAGGTATCCCGAGATGACTTGATGGTAGAAGAAGAAGAAGCAATGTGTTTCTGAGCCTCTTTGAACAAGAGGAGAACTTTCTACCTTGGGGATTTAAGCTTTTGAAGCCAAAACCCATTGCCCTTAGTACTTGGTTCACACTTAATTTATAAGTGTTAGAGAATTGAATCATTTCCGAAGAATTGAATCAAGCTGATACAGATTCCTTAAAAGGAATCATTGAAGCATCAGCAGGAATATAGAATTTTTTCGCAAATTCTGCTACCACTTTTGTAGGTGATACCAGAGATTTAGCTAAACCAATTCCAACTCCTATCTCTTTCATTATAATTAAATACTCATTATAAACCTCGCTCGATACAACCACGTCATCACCTAAGATGGCGTAGTCCTGATATCAACGGTATGTAATCCTATTTCGGACACACACTCGATAGTAAGCAAACTGAACGATCGCATGATGGGTAATTGCCAACATAGCTCATGATGAAAGTGCTCCCATAGGTTGCCCTACGGAGTACTTGTAATTAACACCTTTAAAGTGATAATCACGTTTCACCAAGAGAGTTTGTCACCAATCAGCCCCATGTAGACCGAGTACCGGCATTAAAATACAATGTTGTAATAATATCGGTAGTCGATCAGTCGCAGCGGTTAAATCATAGGATCATAATCCTTTAATTCCCTTCTTTTTCAAGAGAGCTTTTAAAGGTTTATGTTGATCCATTGTACCATCCTGTGGGATTCTTTTCAATACAGAAAAGAGCTGATCATGGAGAGGCCGCAGTGCTCACTGAGTAAATGCGTCAACCATAGCGAAAACCCTAACTTTCCCTGCTGGCTCATCTTTAGTTCCTAACTTACCCAGAGAAAATCTTTTTAAATTATTTTCAACCGGCAGTTTGCACTGTGCTTCCATTAATGTTTTAATTAGATTAACTAATCATTTATTATTGGTTGCAGTAAGTCAGTGACTAAAAATCTGAAACAAGGTTTCATGACCATACACTTTAATAGTCCCACTACCATTCATTCACATGAAGGCAGCACGACGTAAAGCATCGGGAGAGGTAGAATTTCATATAACGTCCCTATCGGATTCTGATTTTGGAACCGTAGGGGATGATTTTCTAATTACAAAAGGTTTTGCAACGAGTAGTTTCATAAAGGGTGTTATAAGATCAATACGATCTCTAGCATTCCGGGAAATTGCTTGCTGTACAAGTTTTGTACGAGTAAAGACAAGTTCTTTCCAGAAATGGTTAAGAATAAAGTTCCTAAACTCCATTATGAAGTCCCCGCTTATGGTAGAACCTGGATCAGTAATTGAAGAAAAATTCAATGATCCAGGGAATTCTAGTATACGGAACAGACCTAGTAAGGTCATCCAGTACCGAATGTATAATCTACTTCCCATACGAATAAATTTACGATGGGAAGAGGGGATTATAGTCGGTATTCCGGATTTTGTTCTGGATACAGCGCACTTAAGAGGGCGTGTGTCGGGTATCTTATAACCTCCGACTGATTGTTGTAGCAATACTTGGGACGCTTTCAGGTATAAAACCAAGAATTTTATACCGTTAGCACGAAGTATGCAGTGGCAATCATGAGCAAAGGATTTAAGACCGAATATAAGATTATTGTTTCAGCTACCAATCAATGGTTCAACTCCTCTTTTGAAGAATCAAATCATTGATCGACCATGATTTCTCATGATCATATCACCTTTAGAAATCTCTTTCAGCAACATTCTTGCATCATTTGAAAGGAAAACTTTTCTTTTCTCTTGATTTTTCATAATAGTTATATTTACCATCTTTGGATGATCTTATCCTTAATAGGACAAAACTCCAAGACAGTGCGATTATAAATCGCCCGGAATTCCACCGGATAGGTACATTAACTAGGTGTCAGATATATCGACGTACTGTATTATTCAGTCGTAGGGATCTGATATTTCACTAATTTCCCTGTCCTATTACTAGCAGTGTGCTTCTTAGATTCTAAAGTTCTGTTTCCGATTGCAAGCAACCGGGCAGCAGATACCCCATAATTGGGTAGTTTCTAAGAACTTTCCTCTTATATTTGACTAGTCAAGATTTGAACCCTCTTGACCCTCAAATAGCAAGGATCGTTTGATTTGACACCAAACGATTATGAGTTACCATTAGGTACTCAACAGCTCAAAGCCAGCGCTCATCCGAAGACGAGAATTGACTCGAAAACTGCAGAGATCCACAAGGATTTTTGTAGAACTAGCCGTGTTACC